TTGGCGAGCGGCGTCCTCGATAGGAGCCAATGGACTTCAACAGCAAATTTTCAGAATACGCTGTATCCGACAATCGGTTGCGTTGCTGGCAAAAGTATTACATTTCAAGCTGGTCAAATGTGGTGGTATTCTCAAGGCGGATTTGTCGCGGCGGACGTTGCGGCGGCATCTTATTTGTCTTCGCAAGTTCTTTTCAAAGATGTCGAGATGGCGCGAAGCAAGCAATACATGTCTGGTGACATCACAAAAATATGTTGCACTTCATTTGAAAATTACATTCTTGTCAGCATCCCCTATCTGGAAAAATTGAATAGCCAGACAATGGTTCTTGATTACGCGGCGGCATCAGAATGGACGCAAGCGCGATCTCCTGCATGGTGTGGTGTTTGGACTGGAACTCGACCTGTTGAATGGGTCAGCGGAATTATTGACGGGCAACAGCGTTGTTTTCATTTTAGCGTAGATTATTCTGCGACATCAGACGGGTCTTACAATCATCTTTGGGAATCTTTCGTTCCGCAAAGATACGATTCTTATTTCGATATAGAATCTGATGGCAGTATTACAGAACAACGCAACAGGATATATTGTTCTATGGAAACCGCCATGCTCGGAGATGGCATGGATTACAAACAATTTATCTACTCTGAAGTTGAAACGAAAGAAATAGGCGGGGAGGTTGATATTGCCGTTTCGTTCCGTGGTAGCAAAGGCCAATACAAGCGGATTCTTTCACAGAAAATTCTTGCAGTTACAGATGACATCCAATGGAAAACAACTCCTTATGCCAAGGAAATTGAAAAACTCGGTTATCTAAAAACGCAATATCGGCGATTGATTACGGAGTCCGCTCAACGCACGATTGATTATGAAACTTGTGAAAGCGATTATACGATTGATATTGACAAGGCATTTTCAATTTTGGTTGAATGGTGCGGTCAACTTGGTGTAGAAATCGTCAGAATTTATCTTGATCCATACCCAACAAAAGCACTCGGTGTTCCGCAAAGAAGTGAAACAAAACATTGCGTTGTTGGCGACGGCGGGGCAAATATTACTATTGCCAATTTGCCGAATGCGTATGCAGTCGGTGATGGCGTTCAAAAATCTTGGTATGCTACGGCTTTCAAAACAATATCTGTTCCGTGCGGGCCAACAGGGACAGTTGCGGCAACAGCACAAGCATCGTTTTTGTCATACATCAGTTATTCCCACGCTTACGAAGAAGCACAAAAACTTGCAGAGCAAGCCGCGACATCGGCGGCGCAACAATACGCGGCAGAGAATTGTTGATTATGCCATCTATTAAAACAGCTTCAGTTCCTGTGACGAATTTCCCATACAAATTCGTTTCCCCATTCAGCGATGACAACATTATACCGCTTTATTCTTCGATCAATTTTATTAACGAAAGAGAAACGATTTGTTTGCCATGTGTCGTGTGTGGTAATAATGTAACTCGTCAAAGCGTGATTGAAGAACAGGCGAGCCGATATAAGAATTACATCCCAAATCAATTTAATAGAAATAGAATCCGAGTTGGATCAGCATAAATATGACAAAATCAATATCATACAAAACAATACCAAAAGACAGCGGCGAGTTTCTCGAACTCGTAGATTTCGCAGAAGAATTCGATCACAAAATTGTTGATCATCCGCAAATCAATGTCATCGGTCACTACAAAGACGGAAAACTTTTCGGGTATTCAGATCATGTATTCATTCCCGTGATTTATCCGGCGTTTCATCCGGCACACACAACGCCGAGGGATGTTTTGCAATCTATGCACGATCTAAAAGTTTTCGCAGAGGTTTCTGGTTCCGCAGGATTTATCGGTGTTCCGCTTGAATCAGAAAGAATCACATTCACGAATGGAATAATGCAAAAACTCGGCTTGCAAAGAATGCACCGAGAGCTTTATACTTTATAGGAGAAAAATTATGGGAGGAAGTTACCAAGTTCCGACAACCTACAATACAGCGGCAATGTTGCCTCCGCCTGATTCGCAAGGCACATACAATATTCTAAAAGCATCGTCGCAGTTGGGTGGCGGAGCGATGGATTTGCATCGCAAAAATGTTGAAATGGCATCCAAGATGCCGCCGATTCGGATGGAGTATAATCCTTCGGAACTTTCAAAACAAACAGCGGAATTCGGTGTTGGTAATGTGTTGAGGGAGCGTCAAATTGAATCTTTCACCAATCCTGCGGCGGCAAGAATGCGTTTGGATATTGCCGAGCAAATTGAAGAGGCGACTTCTCCAGATGCTTTCAAATCTTTTTTTGATCGGTTCGCTAAAGAGCGTGGAATTTCTTCAATAGCTGGTAGCGGGATTGATCCAAACAGCACGATTGGACGATCCGCGATTTATGACGCAACAACGGAAGCTGGCAGGAATTTTCTGTTAGGGAATATCAACGCTCGGCAAGGGTTTTTACAGCAAACTCCCGCTCCAATTGGCGGAATTGATCCCGGACAGGCAATTTCCGCGCAGGAAGCCAACAGAGCCGCAAATATCGGTCAAATGAACGCTTGGCAAGCAGGACAAATGCAGAATGTTTTTGGTCTTGGCCAAGGATACGCTGATTTCGTTAATAAAATGATGGGTGAAACGCTCTCCGCGAACCAAGCGGAGCAAGCAAATTTGCGTCAATATCAAGAAAAACTCATCAACGATTTGCTTGGGCAAAAAAACGCAGAAAATCAAATGCGAGGAATGGCGGCGCAAGGCGACCAAGCGATGACTGGCGCTCTTGCTGGCGCGGGAATTGGCGCGGTTGGCTTGATTGCGGCGGCAATGATTTAATATGGAAAACCTAATAAATACGACAGTCGAATACATAAAATTGTGGAATCAAAATTGGCCGAGATCGGTCATTTTTTGGTCTGGCGGGAAAGATTCAACGGCATTGTTGCATCTGATCAAATTTCGTGCTGGCTTGGATTTGCCAGTTGTTCAGTTTCGAGAACCAAAATTCCGCGAACGATACGCTTATAGTGACAAACTCATTAAAGACTGGAAACTCGAAGTTCACGATTATCCGCCGCTTCGCGTTGCTTTGGCTGATGGGCCTGATGTCAATACTGGCGAGGTTCGCTTTGATCTACTGAAATACTTCCAATGGGGTCAAAAGTGCATGGTGATGAGCCTCGGAACAGAACGACCAAAAGAAGGCGAAGATTTTCTGTGTGGATTGAATGACTTTCTGTTTCGCCCAACGGGAACATTTAATTGGCCTTGGGGCGCGGTTTGGATTGGAACGAAAAATACCGACACAGACCTCATTAAAGGCCAAGTTGCCGTAACAACTCACATTCGCTACGCAGACGGCTCCCCTGTGAGCTTGTATCCCCTGCGAGATTGGTCAGATAAAGATGTTTATGACTACTTGGAGCTTTCTGGAGTTGAACCTGATCCAACTCGATACATTAAAGAAGGTGAAAACTGGATAAACAATCCTGACAAGAGCTTAAACGCAGATTTTTATCCTGTTTGCTTGAATTGCGTTGATCGCCACCAAGGGCAATATGTTGATTGCCCGAAATTGAAGGCAAAAACCAGCAATATCAGCCATCTCGCGCCTTACGAAGATATTGTTATTGATGACCTCGGGTTCCGTCCGGTAGATTGGAAAAAAAATAAATCAATATGTATGACTGTGAAACCTGCGGAGCCTGTTGCGCCTACAAATGGTCTTGGCCCGTCCTCAAACGAGATAAATCAGACGCAAACGGAATACCGCACGACTGGATTCGCCCAGACTACCCATTGATGAAAACAGAAAATAACAGATGCGTTGCTTTAAAAGGGGAAATCGGAGTTTCCGTTAAGTGTTCTGTATATAATTGCAGGCCTACTGCGTGTAGAAAATTTGAACCCGGATCAGAGTTGTGCATTGAAGCAAGAAAGGCGAAAGGAATATAATTATGGGCGGATCATCATTCGGAAAACAATTTGGCAAGATAACAACTAAAATTGTTGATCCTTTTGGAATTGGCAAAACTAAATTCGGTAAGACCGTAATGAAAGTTGTTGATCCATTAAACATAATGGACCCATTGAATGTATTACCCGGAAAAGGTGAGAAATGGGGAACTCTAGATAAAAATTATGGTGGCCCATTAAGAAAAATGTTTGGCGGAGGCGGCGGAGGAAGCGTCGGATATCACCAACCATACGACTTTAAAGCAATGCAAGGAATGATGCAAAGCGACACATCAAATCAGATGATGGGCGATTTGATAACGCAACAGGCAATGGCAAATCAGGCGGCATCTACGCAAACGGCGGCAAATTTACAAGCGGCAAACGCTCAACAACAGCAAAACATCAATTCTGCTATGCAAAATTCTCGTCAAAACATGAACAATTTTTTGCTTCGGACGCCAGTTCCATCTACATTTTCAGCAATTACACCAGCAACCCAAAATAAAACAACTAACAACGCATTCAAAACTCCGAATGTTGCTGGTTTGACATTCGGAAGTTAATAGAAAGGAAAAATTATGGGAGGATCAGCCCCAAGAGGACCAAGTCAAAGTCAAATCAATGCGCAAAGAGCGCATGAACAAGCAATGTTGAAGATGCAAATGGATCTTGCTCAACAGCAAATGAAACAACAGCAGGATATGCTCAAATATCAAATAGAACAGGCTAATAAACAGCGCATTGCCGCAGAGGAGGCCGCAAAACAGGCGGCAATCCAATCACAATCTGCGACAGCACAAAATGCCGCACAACAAAACCTGCAAGATGTCGCTCAAAAAATTGAGGGCATGAATACGATGCAAAATTTGGCTGATCAATCAACATTGGCTGATTATCAAAATAGTTTGACAACAGGAGCTGAAAACATGACCGGAGGTTATGATATGGCTAATGCAAAAGAATCTGCTATGCAGAATCTCGGATTGGCTTCTGGTTCACTTCCGCAAACGCCATCGAATTTGATCGGTTCTTTGTCTGCCGTGAATCCGGCTATGACAACTGCGGCAATAAACACGCAGGCCGGAGGAACAAAGCAATCGCAAAATCAATTCAGCTTGCCAAATACCAGCGGAATTGTTTTGGGAGGAACATAATATGGCTGACATTCTAAAAGAAATCGAAGACGCGGGAAGAAGTACCGACAATGTTGTTGGGCATTTGACTGTTGGAGAAATTGTTATTCCTGTTCAACTCGCAGAAATTCCAGAAGTAAAAAAAGCAATAAAAGCTATTTTCCAAGAATACGGAGTTAGCTTGAATGAATTTACGGTGGGAAATTCTGAAAATAAGATCAATCCTGAAACTGGATATCCGGAATTTTTCTTTAAAAAAGCTTGGAACGCTGTTAAAAAAGTAGTTTCAGGAGCTGGTAAAGCTGTTAGCAATACAGTGAAGAATGTTAGTAAAGTTGTTACAGGTAAATCTAAACCCAAAGCTCCTAAAACCACAACTCCTGCCGCGACAAGCACAACGCAAGAAGATTTGCAAAAACAATTGGATCAGGGGAAAAAAGATTTTAAGAAGACGATGGCTGGCCTGAAAAAACAAGATGACGATACCAGAATAAAAGCTGAAAAAGACGCAAAAGATCGAGCTATTGCCGAAGAATCTGCAAGAGCAAGAGGTCTTGCCGCGACAAATCAACAGGAAATAGCAACACAACTTGATCAAGCTCTTTCAAAACCTTTGATTCAAGATGTCGTCACAAATGCTCCTCAATATAGTCCGAGCGG